TAAGATATTCACTGTTAATCTTAGTGATGTAGCATCTGCACAAGGTCTTGCTGATGAAATTGCTTATCGTAAGGCTGTTGATGGTGTAAATGGTGATGCATATACTGCTGATACTAATGCTCACTACATTAGTGGCGCTTCTAGTTTATATGGTGCTGACCAAGCTTTGGATACCGCATTAAACACTGTAGATAGTTCAATGCTTACTGGAGTTGCAGCTGGTAATGGTATTACCGTAACAACTAAGGCTAATAAGTCTCAGACAATTTCTGCTAAAGTTAATGGTGATAATGGTATCTTAAATGATGAAACAGGTTTGCATCTTGGCACAATTGATTGTGGCACATATTAAAAAATAGTCAAAACTTTAAATAATTTTTCAAAAAGGGGTTAGAAACATAGATTTTCTAGCCTCTTTTTTTTATTTTTAAATAATATTTATTATTAACAAATATCTTATTGTGAGATATATTGTGTAATATAATGCTGACATTCTTGTCAATTGTTGGGTTCTATAACCCTGAAAAACAATTATATTGGAATTAATAATAACAAATAAGATAAAAAATAATTTATACATTTATGGCAAAAAACGTTGAACACGTTTCCCACATTAAAAGTAAGCTAAAGACTAATGGTTTGCCACAATTGCCATCTCCAGATAAATTGGTGGATGGTGAGATTGCCATTAACTATGCTGAAGGTGTGGAAACAATATCAATTAGAAATGAGAATAGTGCAATAACAACATTCTCATCAGACAATTATTATACTGAGAAAAAACTTGGTAGTGGATTCACAAACAACAATGTGACTGTTACTGAAGCAATTGATGACCTTGAATATATGGTTGTTAATAAGGAAGAAGCAATAGCAGCAGCATTGAATGACCTTAATGGTAGAAAATTAGATGCATCGGCATATACGCCAGTAGATACATCTTTGTATTATAAGAAAACTGAGACTAGCGGTGCTACTGAAATACAGACAGCATTAAACAGTAAAGTTGACACCACAGCATTTACAGGACATACTGCTGACACTAGTATTCATTTCAGTGGAAATGAAAAAAGAAATCTTGATGCATTAGCAACAAACATTGAATCAATCAGTGGCATCACTTCTAATGATATTGCTAATTGGAATGCTGCTGCTGGGGTTGATATGAGTAAGTATTATCAGAAAACGGAAACAAGTGGAAGCACTGAGTTATCTACTGCTTTTAGTAATAAGGCAGATAGTAGTGCATTAACTACGCATACTTCTGATACAATTATTCACATCACTTCTGCTGAAAGAACTGCATGGAATGCAAAGGCTGATATATCTGATATTCCTTCTGTAAATGGTTATGCTGACAGTGTACAGTACAACAGCACAACCAAGAAAGTTGAGTTCTATCATGGAACTACAGCAGGTACAAAGGTATTTGAATATGATGCTTCACCGTTCCTAATTGATGGTATGGTACAGAATGTTGAAATTAAAGATGTACAGAGTGGAGACCCAGCGGTTACTGTCACTTGTCTTGTTGTAAGCTTTAATACTGATGCTGGTAAGCAAGACATCAATATTCCAATATCACAAATATTCGATGCAAACAACTACTATACAACTGCTCAGACAAGTGGTGCAACAGAATTGCAAACAGCATTTAATGGTAAGACAGATACAGCAACAACAACAGCACTTAATAATGTTGTAACGGCACATACTGCAAATACGAACATCCATTTGACAACTACAGAAAAAGGTCAGTTGCATACACATACCAATAAGACATATCTTGATGGTATAACAGGAACTGTCGGTACTATGGCTTATGAGAATGCTAACTCATATTCTAGTGCAACACAAGTAAGTACAGCATTAGCCAATAAAGTGGATAAAACGGAATATGCAACATTCTCAGCAGCAACAAATACATCAATTGAGGATTTGAGCGGACAAAGCGAGACTGTGGCAGCTGCTTTGGTTGATTTGAATACAACAATTACAGCACATACTGCAAGCACTGTTCACATGAATGGTACAGAGAAAACCAACCTAGATTCACTTGCAACTAATATTGAGACAATCAGTGGCATTACGTCAACGGATAAACTCATACACGATACTATTAACCGTAGGACTAGAACAGACTTTACAAGCAAGGGTCTCGAATGGTTTAAGGCTGCACTTAAGAGTGCAATTGCAGACAAGTCACTTGAGAAATATGGCTTAAAGGTTGGTGACTATTACACTGTAACTCACGATGGTAAAACATATAACTACGTTATCGCTGGACTCAATACGATGAGAGGTACTATAACGCCTTATCGTTTGGATTATGACCACGTTGGTATCATAGTTGATACAAATGATACTCACGCTTGGAACACTAGTAATAGTACATCAACAAGTCAGAACACTCATTCAATAAACGGAACTTGGACAACTGGCGCTTCTGCTGCTGGTTATGCTAGCTGTGACTTGCAATATTATTTAGAATATACTGTTCTGCCAAATGTTGAATCAGACCTTGGTAGTGATAATATAAAGAGCCATCGTAAGTTATATTCAAATGCTGTTAATGCAAATGGCTATAATAAATTCGGTTCTCCAGGAGGTTGTTCTTCTTCTTGGTCTTGGTATAATAACCAAAAGATATGCGCTCTCTCAGAGGTTCAAGTATATGGTTCAATAGTATGGAGTTCAAGTGGATATGACACTGGTGAGGCTTGCCGTCAGCTTGACGTATTCAGAGTGTATAATATGAATGAGATATTCGAGGGTCATTATACTTGGCTACGTGACGTTGCTTCGTCTTCTGATGCTTGCCGTGTGAGCCGCGATGGTAGTGCTGACTATCGCTATGCTAGCGATGCCCGTTACGTTGCTGCGCTTATCCTTTTTGCGTAAGGAAAAAGGATTTTACTAAGAATTGCTACCCTCTCGTGGGGTAGCAATGATAAACAAGAGAGAATTAATAATTAGATAGTTATGAGTGTTGTAAAGAATAAGAGAAATAAAAGTAGTATTGAATTTGAGAGTCTTTATTTTAAATTGGCTGATAATATTGATAATCTTGTTGAGCACAAGTTTTATGCTAGCAAGGAGTTAATTGAAAGGAACTATATATTCCTTGACATTAGGTGCAAGAGTCTTGAAGATTTAACAGACAAGTTATTATTTTATATAAAGATAGCTAATTCTATATACCCTACTTGTGTGACTGAATATGAGGAGAGAAGAACTAATATAGGAAAAGCGATAGGCACTTGCTATGCAATGTTAACTCATTTGCAGAGAATAATGATGAGGCTTAAGGTAAATGATAATAAATACGTGGAATACATAGAGACTATTGCAAAGATGATAAACAGTCTTAAAGCTTGGAGAAAAAGCGGTAACAAGTTTAAAACAGCACTCGAAAATAAATAATAATTATATGATATAGGTTTGGTTCTGTAAGGTTGCTTCGTCTTCTAATGCTATCAATCTTGGAGGGGTACAATAGTAAAGGAACACAATGCTTGCCATGATTCATTAAAGAGTATGGATAGGCTATATTACAGCTTGTTTCCAATTCATAAGGAAGAAAAGAAAATTCGTAGAAGCGAATATTGTAATAAAATATTAATGGCTGCAAATTCAAACGATTTGAAACAATTATTAGATTAAAAAATAATACTAAAATGGAAGAGGATAAGTATTTTAATGAGAAGAATTTGCTCAATGCTGAAAAAGCAGAGCTAATGAGTGAATTAGATGCAAACACATCATCTATTGGTGACTGGAAAATTACAAAGATTTATGAGGCACGTCTTAGAGGGCTTGAAGACCCTTACGACCTTGAGGATTTGGCAAAGAAACGTGATGCGGCTAGATTACGTATTAACGAAATTGACATCGAACTTGCAAAATTAGACGGAATAGAGCCTACTGACAAGCAGTTGCTCGACATTGCTAAGAGAAAGAAACAATCTGAAATAACAGATTTTGATAATTCTGCAAATGTAAACTTGTTTATTATAGGTGGAGAACCTATGTGGCTTATTTTCGAGCAGCGTTCACGTTTAAAAGCGTCTATTGAGGCAAAAGAGGCTGCTGGCGAAGAAATCATGACAAAGAGTTTTGGCGGAAAGGAATATACATTTACACTGCCTCAGTGGAAGGCTATGGTAAATGCTGTTGAGAACTATGCAGGGCAATGTCAAACTGTGACTGAATCACATAGGCATTCGGTAGATTTGCTAGAAACAACTGAAGCCGTTAATTCATATGACTATACAGTTGGATACCCAGAAAAAATTAATTTTGACAAGTTATTTTAAAGTGTTATGAACATTTATAAATAAAAATAATTTTAATAACGCAAAAAAAAATAAAATATATTATGGGAAAATTTATATCAAATTTCGAAACAACAGCTGAATTGATTGCTTTTTCAGCAACAACTGATTTTGGTAGACCACACGTGTCTCTAACAAAAGATGACAGTAAGATTCATTACTTTGAAGACCCTTATAATGGTCACAAGTATGTTGAGATTGGCGGCTTGAAATGGGCAACAATGAACATAGGTGCTTCGCAGCCAAGTGATTATGGCTTATACTTTGCTTGGGGTGACACACAAGGCTACACTGCTGAACAAGTAGGTAGTGGTGAAGGACAGAAATACTTTGGTTGGGCAGACTATAAGTACGGTAATGGTACAAGCTCACCAGGTGCTACAGGAATGACCAAGTATAACTCTACCGATGGTTTAGCAACACTTGAGGCTGTTGATGATGCTGCTGTTGCTAATTGGGGTGGCAGTTGGCGTATGCCGACAACTGCTGAATTCCAAGCTCTTGGTGCTGCCGTAAACACTGCATGGACAAATGACTATCAAAGTACAGGAATTAAAGGAATTATATGTACTGCTAAAGATGGTAGTGATGCTCAACTATTCTTCCCTGCTGCTGGCGACTGTGACGATGGCAGTGTCAACTACGTAGGCAATTACGGTTACTGTTGGTCTAGTTCTCTTCGCACTATTTTTAGCCCGCGCGCCTACTACTTGAACTTTTACAGTGGCAGTGCTAGCTGGGGTCTCAACGGCAACCGCTACTGCGGCTACGCAGTTCGCCCCGTGGTTGGTTGACGAACCAAACTGATGTTTGTTTCAACACAGCTATCGCTGTATAGTAATTCATCATCCAACCAATACGAAACCAACCAAACTAAAAAAAAATGTGGAAATTTCATAGGATTCTATGAAAAGTTTGTATGGCGTTAAGATATTTATTATATAGAATAACTTAATAAAATATTTAAATGAATTATGGCAATAAAAAATCTTTATTCATTAGGACTTTTACGTAATGGTAAGGTCTACCAAAACAAGAAGTTAGCAGTTCAAGGTTTAACTCAATCAGCGACAAATGATGGTGTTGCAAAGTTGGCACGTTATTTGGTTCCTGTTATGGGTGGAGACCCGATAATTAGAACATTGGTCGGCTTCTACGCAAACGCTGATGAAATGGAAGACAACGGTGGTGGCCAATCATACTATACAATACTTGATATTGAAGGTAATGCAGCAGAGGTTGATGCATTAAAGGAAGCAGTTTCAGCGATTAATGAGACAATTGGTGATGGGTTTGACGATAAGACCTTAACTGAAGCGATTAATGACATTAATTCCAAGTTAGGTAGTGGTTTTTCTGAAAACCACACTGTAGCTGATGCATTGTCAGAACTTAATGATGAGTTAACTGAAAAGTTGAAAATTTCTCTTGATGTTGCAGGAGAGCCTACAAGCGGTTATCTTAAGACTTATGAGCTTAAACAAGGTGGTGAGCTGATAGGTAAGATTGACATTCCAAAGGATTTGGTTGTTGAAAGTGGTAGTCTTGTACATGGCTATTGGAGTGGAAACACATTTACAGAGGATGAGGAAGGCTCTGACACGGCTATTAAGCTTGTGATTGCAAACCAAGAAGAGCCTGTATATATCAACACAAAAGACCTTGTTGATTATTACACTGCTGGTAACGGCATTGACATTGACAATACCCATAACACTATTGCTATTAAGTATAACGCTCACAGTGAGGAATTCCTTGTTGTAGACGAGGATGGTATTAGGGTTGAGGGTATACAAGCTGCAATTGACAAAAAGGCTGATGAAGAGAGGCTTGATGGCAGTGATGGTATTTCAATTGCTTCAAACAAGGTTAAGGCTGTTGCAGCAGGATATTCTGCTCCAGCAATCAAGAATCCAATAACAGTTGATAAGGATGGTATCAAGTTTGCTAATGTATTGGATTGCGGTTTCTTTGATGATGAAACCAAGATTGTAAATACAGCAGAAGATATTAACGAAATCACAGACCCACAGAATACTGATGTATTCATCAATGGTAATGAGGCATTTGGCGCAGCTAATGGTAAAACATTTAAAAACATTGAGGCAGCAAACATTAATGCAGCAAATGAAGTTAAGTTGGCAGCTAATGAGTCAATAGTACTTGATGATATTGAAGTGACTGGTAATAAGGGCGAAAGCAATGCATTCGTTGGATTGAATGCACCAAGTGTTGAGATTTCAAATGCTACAGTTTCAGATGGTTCAGAAGCATATAATGTATTTGAGCAAGTTGAAAGTTCTAGCATTGATTCATTTAGCGCATCTAACGTGAAGGTTGATGACGTTGCCTTGAAGCACAACGTATTCAACGTATATAGATTGGAAAACGATGCTGTAATCAACATTTCAGACGTTAATCTTAACTTGAACGTTAACAACTCAAATGCATTGAGACTTGCAAACTATACCAATGCTACTGGTGTTACAGTTAACTTCGAGAACGTTGCTTGGACATATGAGAACACACCAAACATTGAGTCAGCAGATTGGGGATGGGCAGGATTGATTATCTATCAGCCAGCAAGTGGTGACGTTGCACTTGGCGGCGATTTGTCAAAGGTTCAGACTTGGACGTTCAACTTCAAGAACTGTAAGTACAATGGTGTTAAGGTGACTGAGAACAACTTCGGTGAGAAGAATCAAGTATTCTACCTTTACAACATAGGTAACACTAGAGCAATCACAGACCCAGTTGCAAATGGTTTAACATTGAATTTTAGTTAAAACAAAATTATTTATAATTTTAAATAACTTTTTTATTCCCAAGATAGTCGTGATGACTACGCTTGGGAATCTTTTATTTATATAGTTCTTCATAGTGAAGTTTTTTACTTGGGGATATAATATTTTGTGTACCTTCGAATATTGTAATTTGTTTGTCACCACCAATTGAATACACAACTCCCATTATTGTCCTTACACTGCCTCTTGATTTATAACGAGCTAATATGATGCTTCCATCGCTTGTACTGTCGATGTTAGCTTTTAATCCATCTATGGCTTCTTTCCTAGATTTACATAAGTTTTTATTCCTTAAAAAGCAAAAATTTGTCTTATTATTTATTTTAATACTCATAATAACTAAATTTTAATTAATGCAAAGATATATAAAAATTGTTAAAAAACAAAATATTTATAGATAATAATATATTAGCAATGGATAAAGAATCAGTTAATTGGGAACAAGTTAGGATTGATGCATCAATCAATGTAATGAATGCTATATTAAGTAGTTCTATAATGGTGTTTATATTTCAATTTATATTCAAGAAACAAATTGCAGATATTGCAGTTGAATATGCTGATAAATTGGTTGGAGAATTAAAAAAAATGAGTTATGTATATAGCAAGTGAAAAATATGGGAAACCAAATTTAGGTAAAAATGTACAGATAGTAGGTGGAGCTAATTTTGGCTCAGAGCCATATCTTATAACAATTGGTGATAACACTACTGTATCGTTTGATTGTGCATTTGTTACGCACGATGCTGCAACGAGGGTCATAAGGAATCTACCAAACGGAGATAAGGAAACGGTAATATATGCGCCAATTAATATAGGTAAGAACTGCTTTATAGGATGTAGAACAGTTGTGTTGGCAGGAGTTACCATTGGGGATAACTGTATTATTGGCGCTGGAAGTATAGTGAACAAAGATATTCCTTCAAATACGGTTGCAGCTGGCACTCCATGCAAGCCAATATGTACTCTAGATGAGTATAGGGAGAAGCATAAGGACGATTTTATGTATATTGTTTCAATGCCATTTGAAGAGAAAAAGAAAATATTGTTGGAAAAATTCGGGAAGAATAAGCAATAAGGGAGGGTTAATAACCTTCCTTTATTTTTTGTATTTTCCATTTTTATCCAATATTTATTATTAATAAAATACGTTAATGTTATGACAATTAAATTAAGAGAGTTGATGGTATTGGAGAGAATACTGTTGGAGTTCGATGTGAACCATAAGTTTGAGCTTGATTTCGGTGATGCCTACAAGCTTCACGCATATCTCACAAAGGTAGGAAAGATAACAAGCTATGCTTTCCTCATACAAGACGAATTTCATAGCAAATACAATGATACTGAGAAACTGAAGGAATACCACGAAAAGATAATGGATTCCACAGTTTATTTCAATTACGGTGACATCGTGAAGTTCATTGATGAGCTTAATGAGAAGCTTAAGGACGAGAAAATTAGCTCGTTGATAATAAATAATACGTTTTGGACATAATCTTTCGACTTGACTAAATATTTATATATAAGAAAATAACTAATAAAAATTTAAATATTATAAGAATTATGGCAGATAATGCAAGAGGAATACATGTTTCACCTGGAATTTATACAAGAGAAATAGACCTCACATATGCGGTTAAAAGTCTTGGTATAACAACTCTTGGTCTTGTAGGTGAGACTCAGAGGGGTCCAGCGTTCCAGGCAATGGACATTTCAAATTGGCGTGAGTTCCAAGAAATGTTTGGCGGAACAAGTACAGAAAAATTTAAGGGAAGTCAATATCCTAAATATGAGTTACCTTATATCGCAAAGTCTTACTTAAGCGAGTCAGAGCAGCTTAAGGTTGTTCGTGTTCTTGGTTTGAGTGGATTCAATGCGGGTCCAGCATGGCTTGTAACTGCTTCAAATGGTGATAATGACACTACAAAACAAGCAGTGGCTGTGATACGTTCAAGAGGTACATACCACCCATATGATACAGGTAGTACTAGTGGTTGTACTTGTGAAGCAACTAAATACGACACATTGAGATACTATGTTGGTGAGAAGTCTGTGACTAGAACAACTCAAGAAGAGGTTTGTGATAAGAAGGGCTTTAATATGAATGCGCTACAGATTAGAGAGTATATTCCTCTTTATAGCACTGGTAATGAGTGTGATGGCTACGGTATCAGTGGTGGTAGCGGTGCATGGACTGTTTCACAATCAAATAGAGGTAGATTTAAGTTTGTTGGTGTAACTGGTACACACACCGAAGAAGAGGTTGCTGCTATCATTTCAGCAGGAACATCTGGTAATACTCAAGAAAGAGCAGATGCTTTGAAAGAAGGATATTTCGAGTATCCTGTTTCATTAAACCCATTTGACAAGGAATACATACTTAATGTATTGGGTTCAAAGGCATATGATGGCGATGCTCCTATATTCGTTGAGTCTTTATATGATGTCGCTCTTGAGCAAGCAATCGCAAACTATGAGGTTTCAGTGATTGATAGCGGTTTGACAGAGTATCAAACATATTACACAGCAGATTTTGACCATCATGAACCAGTATATGGAATTGTTGAGAAACCACAGTCTTCATTAAATAGAAAGTATGTCGGACGTAGATACCTTGCTAGCAAGATGGCATTAGTATCAACGAAAGATAATCCAAATGGAATGGGAATAACGTGTGTTCCTTATGATTACACAAAGGGAACTCCATTATCATATATTGATGTTTGGAACAATGGCGGCGTTGAAAAAAATAGAGTAACAAAAATATCTAGTGGTGACGTAATTGCAGTTACTAGTCAAAAATATATAATTGGTGAAAGCGGTGAAACAAAAACTGCAACAGCAGAAACAAAATGGGGTGATAGTGAGATAAAATTGCCTAAACTTCCACCAAATTCCACACCAGTAGGAAATTATTATACGGAATATAAGGAAAATCTAGAAAAAGTTTCTGAAGAGAAAATGATTGTTGGTCAGATTTACACCGTTAGACAGTACACAACGCAAGATGGTAAGAGGCATTATTATTACACATATTACACAGAAGAAAGTGTATCTGCTGCCACTAGTGGGGAAACTAATATAGATACAGTAAACTATTATGGAAACCTATTAAGCGGTGGTACGGGTGGTAACACAGGCGCAACATCTACACTTGTCCTAAATAACGCTGATGGACTTTACTATAAAGTAGTTACTGATAGTGACGGTAAACAAGATGTTGATTATGTTCAACTTGACTTGAATGATTACAAATCTAGCTATAGATATGCTTCAACTCCTTGGATTGTATCTAACTTGAAGGGTGACTTTGACCATATTGAAATGACTAAGTTGTTCAGATTCCATACAATTTCTGATGGTAATAACTCTAACTATGAGGTTAAAGTATCTATTGAGAACATTAGACCTGATGAGGGAGTATTCGATGTTGTAGTACGTAGAGTTGATGACCTTGATGAGTCAATTATCCCACTTGAGAAGTTCGGAAGATGTTCAATGGTTCCAGGTGATGCTAATTACATCGCATATAAGATTGGCTCATTTGATGGTGTGTATGAGTCTAAGTCTAAGTTCATTACAGTTGAGGTAAATGAGACCACAGCAGCTAGAACTTCTGTTCCTGCAGGTTTCTTAGGCTATCCAATTCCAAAATATGATGGAACTCAAATTGGCTATTATCTTGATGAGCATTATGATAGTGGTAATACTAACCATTCATCAAAAGATAGTGGTAGAACAGTTGCATTCCCAACAATCAAGTATAATAGATTCTTCGATGAAGACATCAAGAACAGAAAGCAGTACTTTGGTCTTTCTTCATGGGTTGGAGTTGACGTTGATAACTTCACATTCAAGGGTACAAAGGCTTATATCAACGACCCAAGCTTCTTGTCACATGGTTTCCACCTAGACTCAAGACTTGATAAGGACAACGGTAGTAATGCAACAGTAACTGTTGATGGTGAACTAGGATATGAGTTCGATTGTGTATCAACTAACTCTAGAACACAAGTTCTTGACCAACCACCTATAATTGGTAAGGAGACCGAAATGTATGGTTCAATCTATGAGTATGTAAATCTTCGTAAGTTCACGGTATTCTTCTACGGAGGATTCGATGGATGGGATGATTACAGAGACCAGAGAACAAATACAGACACATTCAAGATGTCTCAATATAGAGGATATATCAACCAAGGAAGTGGCGAAGGTTATTCATTTAATAAGATTACAAATCCAGAGCTTTTACAGTTGAATCAGAACGGTATTACCTCTGACTGGTATGCTTACTTAAGCGGTATCCGTCAGTTCGCTAATCCAGAGGCAACAGACATCAACGTATTTGCAACTCCAGGTATCGACTACGTAAATCAGAAACTTCTTGTACAAGAGGCAATTGAAATGATTGAGGAAGAAAGAGCAGATTCAATCTACGTAATAACAACTCCAGATAAGCCAAGTGGTGCAGGAGATTATGTTGATGAAATGTATACACCAGAGGATGCAGTTTATAACTTGGAAGATACAGAGATTGATTCTAACTACTCTTGTACATATTATCCTTGGGTTAAGTACTTGGACGTTGACAACAACCAGTACATCTACTTGCCAGCAACTAAGGACGTTGTACGTAACTTCGCACAAACAGATAATCAAGCATACCCGTGGTTCGCGCCCGCTGGCGTCGAACGTGGACAGGTGGATTGTGTTAGGGCACACTTCATAACCAAGTTGGCTGATGAGGATGTACTTTATGATGGTAGAATTAATCCAGTTAAGACCTTTGCACAAGATGGTCCTCGTATATGGGGTCAGAAGAACTTGCAGATTAATGAATCACAACTTAATCGTATTGCAGTTCGTAGATTGTTGTTGAGAATGAGAAAACTTATCGCAATCTCTTGTATTGGTCTTATCTTCGAGCCAAACGATGCAACAACAAAGCAGTCATTCATTTCTACTGTAACTCCAATCTTGGATAGCATCAGAAGCAACAGAGGTATCTCTGATTACAGAATTGAGGTTAATGACACTATTGAGTCAAGAGAGAGAAGAGAGCTTCCAGTTAAGATTTACTTCAAGCCTTATAACGCATTAGAGTATATCAGCATCGACTTTATCCTCACGCCAGAGGGCGTCTCATTTGACGACATTTAATAATAAAAAAATTAATAAATCTTTTAAAAACTAGAGGAAATACTTGGTTTTCTCTAGTTTTTTTTATATATTTGCATTAGATACACCAGATGTATTGTTCTTTGAAGACATTTTACTCCAAAAAGAGTATTTTTTGAAGACAATTAAATATTTATATAAAAAGAGATTTATGAATACAGAAGAATTTGTAGAAAAGGCTAAAAAGGTTCATGGTGATAAGTATGATTATTCTAAAGTGGAATACGTTAATGCAAAAACAAAAATCACTATAATATGTAAAGAGCATGGAGAATTTTCGCAAACGCCAACTGGGCATTTAAGTGGACGAGGGTGTCCTATTTGTAGATATGTTAAATCATCTAACGCTACTAGGAAAACTACGAAGGAATTTATAGAAGAATCTAAAAAGGTTCATGGTAATAAGTATGATTATTCTAAAGTTGAATATAAAAATAATAGGACTGAGGTGTGTATAATATGTCCTGAGCATGGTGAATTTTGGCAACGTCCAGACAAGCACATATTAAGAAGACAAGGTTGTCCTCATTGTAGTGGTAATGCAAAAAGAGACATTAATTCTTTTATAGAAGATGCCAAAAAGGTTCATGGTGATAAATATGATTATTCCAAATCAGTGTATAATGGAATACATGACAAACTTTGTATAATATGTCCAGAGCATGGTGAATTTTGGCAAGCACCAAATGACCACCTTCATGGACAAGGTTGTCCAGGGTGTAAAGGGCGTAAAATCTGGGATACTAGGGGAAGACTATCTGTTGAAGATGTTAAGAAACAATTAATAGAAAAATACGGAGATAAATATGATTACAGTTTGTTTACCGAATATGAAAATAATAGAACTAAAATACCAGTAATATGTAAAAGTCATGGTGTATTTTATGTGTCTGTTAATAACCATTTAAGAGGAAGAGAATGCCCAACTTGTGCGCATTTTATATCTAGACCCGAAGTTGCATTATACGAATATATATGTAATTTTATATCAAAAGACGATATTATCAGAAGAGATAGAAGCGTTTTGGGTAATTTAGAATTAGATATATACATTCCAAAATTAAAAGTCGCAATTGAATACAACGGTCTTAGGTGGCATTCAGAAGAATTTAATAAGGATAAGAATTATCATTTAAACAAACTTATTAAATGTAATGAGAAAGGTATAAAATTAATCCAGATATTTGAAGACGAGTGGATTGAAAAACAAGAAATTGTTTTAAGAAAAATAAAACACATATTAGGATTTAATAATGGAGAAAAAATATACGCAAGAAAATGTGAAGTAAAAGAAATGGATAAACGCCTTGCATATGAATTTTTAAATAAAAACCACATTCAAGGTTCTGTGGATTCATCTGTTGCATTTGGGTGCTTTTATGAGAGCAAATTAGTTGGCGTGATGCTTTTTACTCAAGAAAGTAAAGACTATTGGAATTTGACAAGATTTGCAACTGATAATAGTATAAGATGTATAGGAGTGGCTGGAAAGCTATTTAAAGCCTTTCTGACAGTGTATAATCCAATATATGTAAAATCATTTGCTGATAGACGTTGGACGCTTTCAAAAGAGCATAATGTATATACAGAACTAGGATTTGAATTGGCAGAGGAATTGGCACCAGATTATAGATATGTAAACGGTCAGAAAAGGGAGCATAAATTCGGATACAGAAAAGCCAAATTAAATAAGAAATATGGCGTACCATTGGAATGGACTGAAAAACAAATGACAGAGTATCTTGGTTTTTATAGAATATATGATTGCGGATTGTTAAGGTATGAATGGAGAAAACAATAAAAAAGTGGAGAGATTAATTCCCTCCACTTTTTTTATGCCATTGCATATTCGTATTCCTTTTTAAATTTTTCAGCTATTTCAAATCCGAATTCAGTAAGGTCAATACCAACTTCATCAGCCTCTTTCAAATCAACGGTTCTGACAAGTATATCGTTTCTTTTCGATAGAATCTTGATAGCTTCAATGTTCTTGTTACGGATTGCGTTGGTTAACGCAGTACACTCAAAATCATTGATAATATTTGGGTTAACCTCTTTCTTGTTAGCCAACTCTTCAACAACCCAAATCAGTTTAGGATATTCACAAGCCATGTTGATAGCTGTGTCGTTGTTAAGGTCGGTTACGTTGAAATCGTATTTTTTGCTATTCAGAACTGTTTTAATCAGTCTGTCTAAGATTTCTATGTCGTTTTCTGTTATTGGTATTTCATCTGTTCCCCTAAGATATAGCAACGAATGAAGGAGTGTTTCACCGAATCCATCCTCTATACCGCAGTCAAACATGGGGTGATTGACAATTTCATCGTACAAGTCATACATGCGATTGTTGATGGCTGAGAAGATAGGAACACGGCTCTTATACTCGTAATTGACGTTGAATGAGTTACCACATTCTTTCAACAGTTTAATTGCCCCTTTTTCGTCACCACTATTAATGAGGTGATGAAATTTAATTTCATTTGTCATGTGTGAATCGTAAACTTTATTCATATTTAATGTAATTAAAATTAGTAATGCAAAGGTATGAAAAATAATTGTAATGGCCAAATATATTATTATATTTTAACATTATTTGATATTTATATACAAATGTTATAATATGGATAAAATATCAAATGTATTAAAAGAAGTCATTGATATGTTTATTAATGAAGAGTTGTCGATTAATTCTAATTTGGAGAAAGCAGTAGAAAAAGCAGCATCTGAAATAATGTCAAAATACAGAAATAATGATATTATTGATGAAAGAAAAATTTCTATCAAATCAAACAATGACGGAGTTATATATTCAATTAAATATGTAACGATAAAATGCGATATTGATGTCTTTGATAACAATTCAACACCTTGCATTGTTAATATATATGAATTGTTTGACGAGGAAACAATTGATAAGATATATAGTGAACTTGACTTGGGCAGTCATTCAAATTCGAATAATGGAAGCATTGAAATCAACATATATTCCGTCAATAAGGGAATAAATTTACAATGGTTGAGGCATTTACTGTATCATGAATGTGAACATTCTTTACAAACATATCTTAGCAATAAGTCAATCAAGCCAAATAACTCTTACGTCAAAGCAAAAAACATAATATTAAACAATGATATACACCATAAATCTGAAATGTTCATAAAGGTGGCATGGCTGTTATATTATTATAGCAAGCTAGAAATTGATGGTAACGTAAATGGCTTATATGGCGAAATGATGACAGACCATTCAATAGACTATGAACACACTAATTTCCATCGCTCTGATATTGAAATCAATGAATATTTTGAGGAAATAATTGGAATGATTGGAAATGATGAATTAGATGGCGTGCTTCAATATTTCGGATACACTTCAAACAGTTTCGTTAAATATATTATTAGGCAAAAGAAATACCTAAAGATAAAGGTTATGAGAGTTCTTACATTGGCTAGTAATAAAAAGAAATCAATCAGTGAAAATTTAAAGATGATACCAAATAAATTAAAACACAAACCAATTGGTGAATATATTAAGTAAGTTAACACATTTTAACGCTATTTAATATTTATATACAAATAAACGTTTATTAATTATGGAAAAAAATTTTAAAACAGTTTTAAATGAATTGAAAAGTCTAAAAGCGCAGCTTACAGAGGACTATATATTTAATGGGGAAGATGGCGTTATGGACGATGGAATGGGTCAAGAAATGGGCATGGAACAACAGCCAGACCCACAGATGGTTCAGCAACAACCACAGCAAATGATGGGTCAAGGAGATTCTGAGGAAGAAATTGCAATGCACGCTCAAGAGGTTATCCAACATGAGCCAATTATAGGTAAGATTAGAGAAACAGCAATTGAAGGATTAAAGAAGTATGCAGACCATCCAACAAGTTCTTTATATGAGTTTTTCAAGAAGGTCTTCCTAGAATCAGACAAAGTATTAACAGATACTGGAAACAAGAAATAAGGTACTGAAATTAATCAGTACCTTTTTTTATATACAAATTAGCCAAGTTATCAATATTTGTAGAAAATGTATTACTTGGTCAGTTGCTAGATTTATTTTCATTTGATTACATTTGAGGTCATCAACATAACAATGAACTATTGTATTCACAATAATTATGAATGCCAATAAGATTGGATTTATTGGAGGTGTTATAAATAAAAATGGAAGCATTATGAATATTGACCACGATAAGGAATGTATTGTTAATGCTGTTTGATAATCATTCTCATACATATCTTTGTAGCCTTTTTGCTTCAGCCACCAATTTTTCTGTTTCATTTGACCCAATATCCCTTGCAAGTGAAAATCATCAATAATGTGCAAGAGAATCATTAAAAATAATATATTTATTTCCATGTGTATATGATATTTTTTGCAAATATATAAAAAATAATTTGAAATAACAAATGAGGATAGATTAATTTCTACCCTCATTTTTCCATGTATATCTCAAAAGTCCACAATCCCATATTTTGTAATACCCCAATTCATTAGTTAGTTCACTTTCTGTTTTTTTATTATCCAAGTTGTAACGATTAGCAATGAGTTGTTTTCTAAAATTAAATTTGTGTATTCTTTCAGTTGGATGTGAAACACTTACGTATCTATAATCTGGTTTTAATACTTCATCTAATTTAAATCCTAATTTAGTATATAAATTGTTGTTTCTGTCAATAGTCCATCTTAAATCAGCGAATGATTTAACAATTGTTGGATTATATGTTTTAACGAAAAATGAAAACAATTTACCTCCTACACCTTGACATATCATATTATTATCAGTAGCAAACCTGTTTAGAATCCATTCATCGCCATATTGTTCAAATGTCATAACACCTATTAGTGTATCATTGAAAAAACACCCTAAAGCTATTGTGCAGCCTTTATATCCTTGTATATGGTTTATATTTAGAAATGTTTCTGCTTTTTTTCTTTCAATTTCTTTTACGTGGCATTTTCTAGCCATAACTTTGACAAGATTTTCATCACAATTGATTAATCTTTTAATTTTAGACAGAACTATATCTTTATGAGAAAAATATTCATCTTCAAAAATCTGTATTAGTTTAATACCTTTTTTATTAGCCAATTCAGTTTTCATTAGGTGGTAGTTTCTATCTCTGAATTTTTCAGAATGCCATTTAAGACCATTATATTCAATTCCTATTTTATAATCTGGTATGAAAATGTCAATCTCATACCCATCAAGTATAGTTCTGTTTGAATGTTCTACCTTTTTTTTACCAATTAAAGAACATACATATTCATATAACTCATTTTCACCTCTAGATTCAATTAATCCGCATTTAGGACATCCGTGACCGTGAAGATGGTCATATGGCTTTTGCCAGAATTCACCATGTTTAGGGCAGATAATTTTTACCTTATTTTCCATTTTGGTATATTCTGTTTCGTCATAAATGTAATTATCTCCATAGATGGATTTACACCTTTTGATAAACTCTTCTTGCCCTATGTTTTTTTCTTCGGCTCTTTTTTCTATTCCGCATTTAGGACAACCTTGACCTAGAAGGTGCTTACTAGGTGTTTGCCAGAATTCGCCATGCTCTTTGCAGATTATACAAACTTTTTCGTGCATTTTTGTAAACACAACTTTAGAGTAATCATAGCTATTACCATGTTTCTCCTTAAACAGTTCTATAACCTCTTCAGTGTTTAACCCCCTACCACTGCATTTAGGACAACCTTGACCTAGTAGGTGATTCATTGGAGTCATCCAGAATGTTCCGTGCTTTAAACAAAGTATTGGAACTTTTGTCATTGCATTAATGTAAGAGTCTTTATCGTATATATATTTACCATCATGCAAAACAGTTGCACGTTTAATGAATGTATCACCATCAGACCTAAATGTGTCACCCCTTTTTATATTTGCGCATTTTGGGCATCCTTGACCCCTTACATGGCCTTGTGGCGTTTGCCAGAATTCACCATGTTCTTTACAGATAATACATACTTTTGTTAAACTATCGACATATTCCACTTTAGAATAGTCATATTTATCCCCATGCCTATTTTTAGACTTTTCAATGAATTTTGTTTTTTTATCTACCATATTATGTTTCTTTTGCTATTATAAATACTTTGCAAAAATATAAAAAATATATTAAAATTCCAAATTTTAGTGGTAAAAAATTAATATTTGTATATTTATATTAAAAAAATAAGAAAATAATAATAATCTAGATTAAAAAAAGAATAAGAATTATGAGTGATTTACTTTTGAAAATGCCGCTCAATTACGAGCCGCTCAGGAAAAATAGATGGCTATTAAGATTCCCAGCTGATTTAGGTATTCAAGAGTGGTGGTGTCAGAGCGCAAAGCGTCCATCAATTAAGCAAGAGGGCAAGGCAATACCTTTCTTGAATACAGAGACATACGTTGTAGGACGTTATACTTGGGATGAGATTCAAGTAACATTGAGAGACCCAATCGGTCCTTCTGCATCACAAGCTGTAATGGAATGGGTACGTCTTCACTCTGAGTCAGTTACTGGCCGTCAAGGTTATGCGGCAGGATATAAGCGTGATGTTGAGCTTGAAATGCTTGACCCAACTGGTGTAGTTGTATCTAAGTGGATTCTAAAGAACACAATGTGTACAGCAGCAGACTTCGGTGATTTGGATTATAGCCAAGATGACTTGGCCACCATAAGCCTGACACTCCGCTTCGATTATGCTATTTTGGCGTATTAACCTTATTTTCAACAAGTTACAACATTTTATTGAAGTGATTTGTGGGGTAATCAAACAAAAATAGGATTCTAGTTGTTAGAATCCTATTTTTTTGTTACTTTTCTTTTTATTACCGTTGTCTTCAGTATGGTATATCTGAGCCAATGTCATTTCCTCTGTAGCAGTTGGTATCAATGCCTTTGTCTTGTCAAGTGTAAGCTTCTTAAACTCGTATATGAGTGAAAGTCTACCTTCTCTCAATACTGCTTGGTCAATCTTTGACTTCGGACAGTTGAATGTGCAAATGAACTTGATACCGAAAGCCTCTCCGATGATGCCATCTGTGAGGTTAAGTATTGAGTTAAGGAACTTATTACCGTCATTTCTATCTGTAAACAGCTTTTCACAGTCCTCAATAATCAATACGTGGTGTTTATGCTCACTTAGGAATTCAAATATTTTTCCATCACTGAATGATGTAAGAAGATTGAAATCAAAATAGATAAACTCAACGGTTGGGTTATCGTATATGAGTTTCTTAATGATTGACGTTTTACCCGTTCCTGGGTCTCCATGCAATAGTATTAACTCTTCCTCTTCTGAGTTAACAAGTTCTGTTAACATATCATATGGAAGGTCATCATTATAGTTTTTCTCTATATCGCAATCGAATGGCTTGATTTCAAGCTTTTCTTTCTTGATTCCATAGTTTCCATTTGTACAGATGGTAAGGTTCTTTTGTTTTTTGTCTGATGGTATTTCAACAGCGCATTGGTTGAAGAATCCTTCTATTTCGTCTTTATCTTTGCTATTGTATAGATAGAGTGTCACACTTAATATTTTAGCAACATTTGCGCTATCTCTTCCTCTTCCGTAGACTTCTATAAGTCCATAGTCTGTGAATATGTATGCAGTTCCGTTGAAGAACACATAATTCCCCATATTCCTAACAGTATCAATATAAGAATACTCTTTATACATATATTCACTTAGATACTCAAGGTCAAGCTCTTTTGAGAGTTCGTTGCCATTGATTGTAGAATCCACAAAGGCAATTTTATCCTTTGCTTTAGAGTACTTACCACTATACTTATATCCAAGGTTGTTACCATATATATGCATGATAAATGTCTCCACAATTGAAAATCCACTTTCCATTTCAGCGGTATTCATTTGTGACTCCATAGATAGTAAGTATTTGGTATAGTTGTCGTAATACTTTTTGTAGTTATTGAACATACCTTTTACTTAATATAAATTTGTTTTCAGCAAAGGTATATAAAATAAATTATAATTGCAAATATCTTTAGTTTTTTTAACTTTTTTTTATTTTTTATAAAAAGTAATTGTTATGGATTTCAAGAAAATTAATGTTGTTACTATTAATTTGAACAATAAAATTGGTTTAGAAAGTACTATTAATAGCGTTATTAACCAAACATTTTTTGATAAAATTAATTATATAATTATTGATGGAGGGAGTACTGATGGAAGTGTTGACGTTATAGAGAACAATGAAAAAAAGTTGGCATTTTGGGTATCAGAAAAAGATAAAGGATTATATAATGCGATGAATAAAGGAATTTATGTTGCGAATGGTGAATATATATTATTTTTAAATAGTGGCGATGAATTTTATGATGTTCAGTCAATAGAAAAATGTTATGATTTTCTAGATAAAGATATTGTTTATGGAAACTTATTTGTAGATGATAAAGAAAAAAAATATATTAAAAATCCATTAATTAAAAAATACCCAGATATTATCACACATAAGTATATGGTGTATGATGCATTACCTCACAATGGCAGTTTCATTAAACTTGAATTACTAAAAAAAGAGAATTATATTGAAGATTTTAAAATTATTTCAGATTGGGCGTGGTTTTATAATAAGATTATAAATGATAGATGCTCATATAAACACATAGATGTTGTTGTCAGTAAATTTTATCTAGGTGGTGTTTCTTCAGATGAAAATGCAACAAGAAAAGAAAAATACGTTTTTTTTAAAAAATACGATAAAAGTCCAAGAATAACCATAATAATGCCTTGTTATAATTATGCGCATTATATCACAGAAACAATTGATTCATTGAAATCATCTACATATAATAGATGGAAATGTATAATAATAAACGATGGAAGCACAGATAACTCTGAAGAAGTAATTTTAGACCAAATAAATAATGATAAAAGATTTACATATGTGAGACAGCCTAATAAAGGACTTTCATGCGTTAGAAACATAGGAATCAGAATGGCTAATACTAGATATATTATGTGTTTAGACCCAGATGATAAAATTTCTAGTACCTATATAGAAAATGGAATTAAGTATCTTGATGAACACGATGATTGCACATTATATTATGGAAGGGCGAAAATGTTTTGGGATGATGGTACTGAAAAAGAATGGAATCTTGATAATTTCGATTATAAATTGTTAATAAGACGTAATCACATATATTCTTCATTTATCTATCGTAAAGAAGATTTTAATCGTGTAGGTGGTTATGATGAATATATGAATGCATACGAAGACTGGGAATTTTTGATTCGTCTTTTGTATGGCGGTAAAAAAGTGTATATGACAGATGATGTTGTTTTTTACTATAGGCGGCATAATGGAAGTATGGACAAATCAGCAAGTAAAAATTTAGAAAAATATAAAAGATATATTTACAATAAAAATAAAGAGTTAATTTTAAACGCATTAAAAAATGAATAACAACACAAAATCAAAAGATAGTAGTTATCTAAAGAATCTCTTGAATATGAGGATTAATGAGTATAAGATGCTCAATGCAACATTATGTGAAATGGTAGGAAGGAATTCTTCAAAGCAAGCTATTGATTCCATGAAATCAGAATTGGACGGTATTATGTCTGAAATAGAAAACATTAACAAGTATTTGGAGGGAGTTAAAAACGGAGAAAAAGAGGTTAGTTACACTTATTATGATAAAAACGTGGAAGAGAAGAAAAACAAGGGGTTCTATGATTCCATAGTTAAGCAAACCAAGGCTTGCGAGTTCGTTGAGGCAGAAGAGATGAAGAAGAATGGTAAGAAATATAATTATGAAAATATTTACAAGCAAGTAAAGAAAGAATATAATGATGAATTGGTTGAGAAGAAGAATGATTGCCAACTAACCAAGAAGTTTGTTGAGGATTTGAGAAATACGGTCGATTCAAGACTACAAGCAAACAGATTCTTGGTTGACTTAAAAGACTCACTCAGCATTCCAGAGATTATGGTTAAATCAATTGCATTTGACCCAAATGAAAATAGGGTATCAGTTTGCATATATGATTTTGTAACAGATTTCAATGGTCAGAAGTATCCAATTCTTCAAGTGTTGAAATATGCGCCTAATTCATTTAATTTCACAGTTAAGCATTTAGAGGCTGATGGTAAGGTTATGTATACAGAAAAATATTCTAGATGTCACTTGATGGAGATTTACAGAGACCCAATTGACTATGCTAGTGACGATTTTTCAAAGATTCAACTATTTATTAGCTACCAGAATGTAGAGTATGAAACAAGTAAGTAATAAGGGTAGAACCTTAGTTAGCAAACCAAAAAAGAAACGTACAGTCTCTAAAGTCAAAAAAACGACTAGAAGTGCTGTACGTGTACACCCTAAGTTTGGAACATCAAAGTTAGAGGAAGACTTTGCAAAAGACTTTTTAGATAAGTTAGATGTTAAATATATCTATCAATTTGAGGCAAAAGATATTGGTAGGTTTTATGATTTCGCAATATTTTTAGATGATAGCAGTGGATTGACGCCTGGAAGTATGGTTCTCATAGAATGCGATGGCTCATATTACCACAGTGACCCAAGACTGGTTAAAGAGGGAAATATGAATCCAATGCAGAAACATAATAAAAGAGTTGATGAATACAAAGATAAATGGGCATTAATGCATGGGATTCCGTTGATTAGGATATGGGAAAAAGACATACGTGAGAGCCCTAAAATGGTTATGGATGAATTAAAGAAGAGATTATATAAAGAAACAGAAAAAAAGGCTCTTGTCGAAAAGAAAAATAAAAGGCATATTAATAAAATCAAATGAAACAATTTAAAGCAGATGGAAAATACTATTCTAAGATTATTGGGGAGTGTGTTGACAAATTAATAAATGAAGAACTTGGAATTGCGGATGATGTTGTTGAGAAAACAAATGAGATTAAAAGGTTGATTTATAATGATAGCAGAAATGCTGACAAGGTAAAACTTGATAATGGGGTTTCATCAGTTAGTGGAACTGTTTCAACTAATGTGTTTGGTGAGGATATGAAAATATTCTATACAGTGTATAATTATTATGATTATGATGTCTATTATGACAAGCAAGAGTATTTTAATCCTAGGTGTGGTGTTTCATATGATAGAAATGAGATATACATATCTATTTTATCAATAAACGGTGAGTTTCAAGAAAATAGTTTTGGTGACTCCATTCAGCACGAATTGGAGCATTTATACCAGATTAAAAAACAAGGCAAGGGTTTGTTCCAAGACAATAATCTTTATGATAATGCAACTAGGAATCTGAACAGTAATCTGTACGATGGTTGGGTTTCGAAACTTTCTCACGTAATATATTATTCTAGGAATGAAGAGCATGATGCTTTTGTAAATGGCTTATATCAGCAATTGGTTAGTGTTGATGCTTATGGAAATGAGGATTATATTATAAAATCTTCTACTCCATATCAAATTTCACTAATGCTAACTAGTATAAAAAACGAAATCAATGATAATTATGAAAACACTAACTTGATAGAAGCTTGTAAGTTTTTCAGAAAACCTAGAAGATGGTTTATAGCTCAATGCGAAATAGGAATCAGAAAAATAGTGAAGAAGATAATGAAAGTTAGGACTAAAGCAAAAAATGATTTCTATAAAGTAAATGAAGGTACAATTTTTGAACATAATATTAAAAAATATGTAAAATAATGGAAGTTACACTATACATGCCTTATTATGATTATAATGATGGTGCTTTCGATGTAAACAACAATTACTATGACGAAAACGAGTACATTGAGGCAGTGTCAAAAGAATATAATAAGAACAAAGACATCGTTTATAATTCAATGGTAGATTACAGTAATGGCTCAGGAAGCCTCGTTCAAGGTACTGATGGGCAAACATACAAGTTTGGTCAGAAAACGTCTCAGAAGGAAGATAAAGTGTCTTATTCAAGCTGCAAAGGCGTTGTTTATGATGAGAATGGAAACGATGATACTGTTGACAATTTGATTACACACTTTGTAGGCCAGAAACCTTTTATAGAAATGCTTGAGTTTGACGATAGTACTAGTGAGGAAGAGTTTATTGCAGAAGTATCGTTATGGGTTAAAGAGCATAATGCAATAAACAAATATAAAGATTATAAAGGAGAAGAGTGGGCTTGGGTAAAAGAACCTAAGAGAAATGTAAAGATGCATTTCGTAAATAAAGCTGGAGAAGACGTGTATGCAATTTTAGAGAATTGTAAAATTATGGATATTGTTGACGATAATTCCATGATTATATTCATTGAGAAACTAAGATTAATAGATGAAATATAATGAGTTATGGCAAAAAAGAAATTAACTGAAGAGCAAGAGAATGAAATTAAGACTCTTTTGGAAAACAACAAAATGTTGGAGAAAACTAAGAAGGAAGCAGAAGAAAGGGGTAAAGCCCAGTCTGTAAAGCAGATTGAGAGGGCGCAGCAAGAGGTTATTGACCATATCAATAGCATTGACCCATCTGTATTAGGCGGCGGTACTAAGAAGACATCATTATCTTCCGCTAAAAAAGAAGTTAAGCAAGTAAATTTATTCCAAGATACTGATATGTCAATTTTTGACATATTGGAAGAAAACAACAAGGTTATGGAAGAAGAAAAAGAAATTAAAATTGTAGATACTTCAAGTAATGATGAATATGATATGACACCTAGTGAGACAACTATTGCTGACAATTCCAATTTCAACGATATTGACCCAACTTTGAAATATGACATTATTCAACTACCTAGCAATGGTCAATGCTATAGGAGCAAGATTGATAGAGTTCCAGTTGCATTTTTAACTGCTTATGATGAAAATATCATTACATCGCCAAACTTATATAAGGATGGCCTTGTTATTGATTATCTTCTTAAATCTAAGGTTGTTAACAGTGAAATAAATGTAGAAGATTTGGTAAGTGGTGATGCCGATGCAATTATATTATATTTGAGAGCAACGAGTTATGGCCCAGAGTTCCCAATTGTTGTTAATGACCCAGATACTGGTGAACAAATAGACACAACAATTGATTTAACTAAACTTAAACCTAGGGATTTCAAATTAGTTGGTGACGAAAATGGTCATTTTGAGTATACCACACCTATTTTGAAAGATAAGATTAAGTTCAGATATTTGACTAGAAAACAAGAGAGACAACTTAGACAAGTGACTGAACTTGAGGGCTATGGAACAAAGGCTATGATGCTTGCTAGGGAAAGCGAATCGTTAAAAGCTGCATTGATGAATGATAAGTATGTTAATGATAATGACAAGAAAGTAATTAGAGCAGCAATTTCAGCAATGGAAAAATGGTCAAAGAAACTGAAAGAGGTGAATAATTCTGAATTTACCAAGATTATGACCAATAATATGCAGTTGCAGATTGTTGCGGTAAATGGTAATTATGATAGAGAATATATTAGAAAATATATTAACCAGATGCCAGCTAGAGATTCATTGATGTTGAGAAAATATATTAATGATAATAGACCAGGAATTAATTTTGACATAGAAGTAGAAAGACCAGAGAGTCTTGGAGGTGGCTCATTCAAGACCTTTCTTAACTGGGACGATTCTGTTTTCCTCAATATCTCCGATGTATGAGAGAAACCTTAAAGATGAGTTATTTGCTTGCCATATGTACGTAAAGATACCGTTTGACGTTCTTGAGAAGATGCCCATAATGGATAGAAAATACTACATTG